TAATTGGAGGAAGTATTTATTTTGAAGGAACTGGAAATTATTTAAGTCTAGCCAATAATGCTGTGCTTAATTTAGATACTGGCAATTTTACCATTGAGTGTTTTGTATTTCCTGTTAGCGGCAGTAGTTCATATCCAAGACTTTTGGCCAAAGGAACTGCTTTGCAAGCAGGAAGTTGGGCATTGGCATTAGATTACATTGGTCTAACTGCTGCATTTGAATATGGCGCGACTCCAAGTTATATCAGTACGCTTGGACTTAACAAAAATACTTGGAATCATCTTGCTGTTGTGCGTTCTGGAACTACAGTTACTGTTTATTTAAATGGTATTGCTGGCGGCACAGGGACAGTAACAAATAATTTTACAAATACAAATACATTTTTTATTGGGCGAGCAAACGTAAACGCAGATTATTTAGAAGGAAATATATCTAATGTTCGTGTTTTAAAAGGAACAGCTTTATATACAAGCAACTTTACACCACCAACTGCACCTCTTTTGCCAATTACCAATACAAGTTTGTTGCTATCAGGTACTAATGCTGCAATTTTTGATAGTGCGGCAGATGGAAATCTGGCAACAGTTTCAAGTGTTCAAATAAGTACAAGCGTAAAGCAGTTTGGAACTGGGTCAATTTCCTTTTTTAGTTCGGGTGGTCGCCTTGCAAGACCATACGATCCAATGTTTGATGTGGTCACTCAAACATTTACATTTGAGACTTGGGTTTATCCAACAGTTGCAAATACAGGTGGAACAAGAATTTTTGCGACAGGTGGCGGTAATCCTGCATGGAGCAACACAACAGGAATTCACATTCTTATTCAAACGACAAGTGGCACATCAAGTGGCGGTGTTTTGAATTTGCAAATTTCAAATAACACTGCAACACCAATTAGCGTTTCAACAACTGATATTGTTCCAATCAATCAATGGACTTTTATCAGTGTTTCGGTAATAGGCAATACGGCATATCTCGCTGTAAATGGGAATGTAATTTCTGGCTCTGTGTCAGGAAGGGCAAGACCTTCAGCAAACCCAGTAACTAATCTTGGCGTTATACCCGGAGAAGCAATTGGAACCTTTGCATATCGTGGTTACATGGATGAGGTTCGTTTTACAACTGGAATTGCAAGATATGTTTTCAATTACACACCTCCATTGGCTCCATTTCCAGATCAATAAAGGATGAAATATGTTAATTTTTAAAGATGGCAAAGTTGCTGATTACAAAGAGTTTTTTGCTGGAACATCTTTTCCTTTAAGCGGCCCATCAGATGATTTCCTTGCTGAAAACGATGCTGTAAAAGTCAATGTTTTTATTGAGCATGACCCTGAGACAGAAAAGCTAGTTTCTTGTGATCCGTATGTTCTGGACGGATGGGCTTACACAGTTGTTGTTGAGCAAAAAACAACAAAAGAAATTGAGTCAGAACAAGCGATTCGTGATGCTGCTCATAAAGCAATGATGGAAGCTCAACGTGCTGAAGCCTACCGCAATGAATCCGATCCGCTGTTCTTTAAGTCGCAGCGCGGAGAGGCCACTGAGCAAGAGTGGCTTGATAAGGTTGCGGAAATTAAAGCCCGGTATCCAATGTAATGATTGGGGTTTTAGTCACATAACAATAAAATACATCCATCAGCTTTAACTCAGTTTTTACGATCATGGCAACAATTGACGCAACAGATGCACGATTGACAACGCACGAACAAGTTTGTGCTCATAGGTATGAAGCAATTCAAAAAAGTTTTGAGTCAGGCTCTAAGCGCATGACCAAGATTGAATATCTTCTTTACGCAGTCATTGCTGCTGTGTTACTTGGCCCCGGTGTTGCGGCTGAGTTCGTTAAGAAAATGTTTGGGTTATGAAAGATTGGGCCGTTAGCTTTATCGCAGCGGCCCTTGTTGTTGGTCTTGTCGTTTGGTGCGTCAAGGTCTTTATAGGAGTGATATATGGCTGACTTGCAACCTGCCTTTGAAAGAATGCTTCAAGATGAAGGCGGCATGGTCTTGCATACGATTGAAGGTGATCGTGGTGGCATGACTTATGCGGGGATAGCTCGTAATATGCACCCAAAATGGCCCGGATGGGTTGAGATTGACCGTGGTGGAAAGCCTTCAGCGCAAACTGTGCGTGACTTCTATAAGTTGCACTTTTGGGATGACATTAAAGGCGATCAAATTATCAATCAGGCTATTGCTTCCGACATTTTCAACTTCTACGTCAACACAGGTCGTCCTGCAAAAGTGTTGGCGCAATTAGTTGTTGGAGCAACTCCAGATGGAGCTTTTGGCTCTCGCACTGTGCAAGCCTTAAATGAAGCTGACCCTGAAAAGTTTGTGCTGTCGTATGCTATTGCCAAAATTACACGCTATCGAGACATCGTTCAACGTGATCGAACGCAGTTGAAGTTCATCATGGGCTGGATTAACCGTACATTGAATGGACTCAAGCCATGAACTTTTTTGGCATTGGCAGCATTATTGATGCGGTTGGCAAAGTTGCTGGCGATCTTGTCACAACTGAAAAAGAACGCCTTGAAATGGCTTTGCGAGAAAAGGAACTTGACCAGCGCCTAGACCTTGCACAAATTGAGGTCAACAAGTCAGAGGCGCAGCACTCAAGCCTTTTCGTTGCAGGATGGCGTCCAGCAATAGGTTGGATCGGCGCGGCTGCTATGGCTTATCAATTTTTGTTGTATCCAATGCTTGTTTGGGCATGGACATGGATGCAAGGAATTGGTTGGATTCCAAATGAACTCAAGCCACCACCAGTATTAGATTCTGACCAACTTTGGGTAATCTTGTCTGGAATACTTGGCATTGCTGGCATGAGGTCATTTGAAAAAACCAAAGGCGTTGCTCGTTAAGACGCAGATTGCTTTGTTTCTAACTGAATGAGCAACTCAAGGTAGTGAATTGCTTTACGCAAATCAGCTTCACCGCCTTTGTCTTTCCACCGTGTTACATATTTCACTACGTTGCCTTCACAAAAACCTAAGTTGTTTGCGTGGATATAAACAATAGGCTGGATGCCTTTGTCTTTGTAGTGATTTCCAGATTCTTGTTTATCAAGGGCAGAAGTGGTAAGGTCAAAAATCATCACGACTCCTTAACAAAGATACCTTCTGGCGACAGATAGCCCTTGCGATCTTTAATCTGTTCGTAGGCGTGTTCAAAACACTTCACAAGGTCAAGATCAGCAGTGGCGCAACCCATCACAAGGGTAACAAGAATATCGCCGTATGCGTCAATCATGGCCTCTCGGTCATTGTTTTCAATTGCATCAAACAACTCATGGACTTCTTCCTGAGTTTTTCTAGCTTGTGCTTTGGGGTTGCTATTCTGGACAATCTGACGAGCCTCGCCCCATTGAATAACTTTCATCTCTACTTGTGCGTAACTCATTGGTTGATCCCTCCATTAGCTTTCCAGAAATGCCATGCAAACAAAGTGTTTCTGACAATTTTTGCGTGTGCTTGGTTGTTGTACTTGCAATCCGCTGAATCCATAAACGCTTTAATTTCAGGCACAATTTTTTTGCATTCTTCATGCACTCTTGCCTGAGTCAATGATGCAAAAATTTGACCATCATCTGTTTGATATGCTTCAATTGTTTTCATACTGTCCACTCTCTTTCGTTACGATTGCTGTTTGATTTAACTGTCTTGCCTGTTAAGAACACCATGCCCATAGATTTCATTTCATTCATTCGCCGAGCAACTTGATTGCCATCAAGACCAGTTAGCCTTGCAATGCCATCCTTGCCAAGTGGCCCATGCTCTTTCAAGCATTCGCAAATAACATTCCAATGCTTTGCAGTCATGTCCTTAACCGAATCTGCCGCCTCAAACGATGTGATTGGGTCATCTGCCCGAACCCTTGGGAAAAGGTCTAAAGGATGGCCGCCAAAAAAATCTTTGAATTTCATGTTTTGTCCTAAGTTATGAAGGTTAGCAAACTTATTAGATGCCAATAACATTGCTAACTTAATTAAGGTGGGCCTTACTCGCTGCACTGGTGTCTCTCTGTGGTTTCAGGCAGCTTCCCCCAATAACCAGCATCTGCTTTCAGGCCCGTTAATCAAAATGGAATGTCATCATCTATGTCATCAAAACCGCTTGGTGGCTTTTGCTTTGATGTTTGCTGACTCTGTGGTGCTTCTTGACGCTGTGGTGCATGACCGCTTTCACGCTTTCCACCTTGCAAAGCAACATCGTTGACGCGAACGTCTGTGCTAATCTTTTCAACACCGTTTTTGTCAGTGTATTTACGCTGGCTTACGCTGCCTGTAATGGTTACAGATTGACCTTTAGTAAGGTACTGTGCCAGAGACTCTGCACGTTTACCAAACAACTGGCAGTTCCACCAAATAGCGTCTTTGTCTTTGCCTTGGCTGTCAGCAACAGAAAAGTTTGCTACAGGATCGCCATTAGGCAAAAACCGAACTTCAGCATCTTTTCCAAGCTGACCAGCGACTGTCAAATTATTCATAGATTTCCTTCATGCTCTTGCGAGATTTGCTTGATGATTTGTTGATAAAACACGTTTGCCTCCTCTACCTTCTTTTTTATTTTGTCTTCAAGCGCCTTGTCACGCTTGTAAAAAACTCTTGTAACCCTGAGTTCGGGTGCAATGTGGTCAACATTGTGGATGGCTGGATTCTCGTAACCAATCAAATGCTCTGGTGTAGACACCAAACAATAGTCAATCTCAAATTCATCCATGTCCCACAACATCATGTATGCCCTGCCCTGCCATTCATAGGTTTTATCTTCACCTTGATAAGACAAAACAGGAAAAGTAGACAACGACCACGATGATTTGATGTCGTGAATTTTGTTGTCGCCAACAATGTCGCATTCACCAGTGATCCAATCATTAGTCTTGCGCTCAGTGTTCTTAACAAAGTTTTTGAACAACACAGAGTTAAGAAGTTCAATAGATTGATCTTCAACCTCAAGACCTTTAGCCATGTATTTTGAGGTGATGATTTCGTCATAGCCGTAGATGAACTCTTTGGCCTGTTTAATGATGGCTGTCTTTGCTCCAACAGACAAAGTTTCAACTGAACCTTTGCCATCAGTCATAATTTCTGCAAGGGATGATGCGCGGAATTTAAGCATTTGCCAAAGCCTGAGTAAGTGCTGACTCTTGTTCTGCTGTCAAAGTAAAAGTGTCGCGCAATTTTTCTACTGTGTAAGTTTTTGCAAGTATTGTTTGCACAGCAGCATCAAATCGTTTGTTTGACAAAATTGGTTTAGCTGATTTTTCTGGCTCAGATGCTCGTTTTCCATCATCATCTTCTGGTGCAAGACCGCAAGATGCCATTAAAGAATAGCGTCTAGCGTAAGTCAACGCAGAGCCAAAACCTTGTGCGTCTTTTTTGCTGAATGGCACAAACAATTTGCCGCCTGAAATCTGTTCTCCAGAAGCATGGAGAAAGATAGTCTCAACAATCACGCCATCAGGTGATTCGTGCGTTTGCTGGACAACAGCAATGTCGTTTTTGTGAAACGCATCAATCACAGCGTCAAAGCAAGAGCCAAGATCGGCATATTTGTTTTGATGTGATTTGGCGTTTTTGATTGCAGGGCCAAAGGCTTGTTGCGCTTTGACAAAAGAAGATGAAATTTGTTTCATGTGATTAAGTTGCTTGTTGAGCCTCAATCTTATGACGCATCAACAAAAAAAACACTAGGGGAAACCCTGATGGACAAGCAAGCCAACAATGATAACCTTGCCAGTATGACTACACCAGACCATTACGAAACCGTTGCTGCACAGGAGCTTTGCGTTACTGCAATCCAATCTGTAAAGCAATACACTTTTGACCCCGGCGACTTTGAGGCAGCTACTGTTGCACTCTTAGCCCGAGCCATTGAACTCACCACAAAGAAGGAAATTACCCTGTGTTACCAGCAAAACTCTACTACCTTGAACAACTAAAAGATGGCCCTGTAAGCCACAGACTTATCATGAACCGCATGTCAACACGATTCCATGAATCACCAGCAGCCATCAAAGACGCTTTGGTTAATGAAAGCTACATCGTCTGCGTCAAGAAAGTTTTGCAAGGCAACGGCAAGTACGCCTACCATCACCAGTTAACAGGCAAATCATTTGTTGCACAAAAGCAACAGCCAAAGGTTTGTGTTGTGCAAGATCAAGAAATTGAATCTGATGCTTGGGAAGATGGCACAGCCAAGTCAACAGGCAATGCGTTTAACTGGCGCAACAAAGATCAGGCAATCTTTACAAAGCGTGAGGTGACAATCATGCAGCAGAACTACACGAACCATCCTCAAATCACTGTTTACAGTAGGGCTTAAATGGTGGTATAGTTTGATGAAACCCGGCTACCGAGGAAGTCATGAGCCTCGGGAAAAGTGAACCTCCCACCTGCCGTGCGTTTCTTTCTGGAGGGTTGCGAGGATGCAGAAATGCACTACTACAAATTTAACATTGCCGACTATCGGAAAGATACTGGTCATCTTTCAACAATCGAACACGGAATTTTTCGTCAGTTAATTGATTGGTATTACCTTGACGAACAACCAATTCCTTTAGAAACCCAAGTGGTTTTAAGACGGTTACGTTTGGGTTCTGATGATTTAATTTTTCTTGAAAATGTCTTGTCAGACTTCTTTCAAAAAACAGCAAAAGGCTATATCCACAAACGTATTGAATTAGAAATACGTGAATATCACGGTAAAGCAGAGACAAACAAGGTTAATGGTAAGCGTGGTGGTAGGCCAAAGAAAACCCAGTCGGTTATTTCTGGGTTGCCAGATCAAAGCCAAAATAACCCTAACCAAGAACCAATAACCATTAACCATAAACCAAAGAGAGAGAGCGCAACTGTCGTTGCTTGCCCTCCTGATGTTGGTTTACAAGAATGGGAAGATTGGTTGTCACTCAGGAAAGCCAAGAAAGCACCTGTAACGGAAACGGTGTTGAAGTCAGCTAGAAAAGAAGCGGAAAAGGCGGGTATTACCCTTAACGCATTTCTGACTATCTGGTGTGCAAGAGGTTCACAAGGGCTTGAGGCTTCATGGCTTAAGTCTGATGAAAAGCAGAACCAGAATGAGACTGTTTACCAGAGGTCAATGCGTTTGAAGATGCAAGAGGCCGTACCAAGCATTGCCAAACATGCACCATACCAAGACGCAAGCGATTTCTTTCGCACCATTGACATGGACTCACAGAAAGCTATTGAGGTGAACAAATGAGCTTGCCTATGCCTTGGGTTGAACGCATTTTTACCAAGTTGACCATGATTTATGGCCGTGATTTTATTGGTCGTTGGGAAGGTTTGGACATTGCTGAAGTTAAAGCTGATTGGTCACATGAGCTAGCTGGCTTTAAAGATCATCCTGACTCAATTGCTTATGCTTTGAAAAACATGCCTGACAGCGGTAAGCCGCCAACAGTTCTTGAGTTTCGTGCGATGTGCAGAAAAGCACCCGAGCCTACTTTGCCAATGTTGGAAAATAAACTAACAGCAGAGCAAATGGCTGCAAACAAAAAACGGATTGCTGAAATAATTGCAAAGGTAAAAAAATGACAAGAACATACGCACTGAAAAAACTGCTTGAACACGGCGAACTGTCCAGCAAAGAGATTGAAGAAATCACCTGCTGGACAACAAAGCAAGTGTGGGCCAGCATTCAGCGTCTGCAAAAGACAAACACTGTTCGCAAGTACCCAAAGATGAAGTGGGGCTTGATTCAACTCTGGCCTTACCCATGACACGCAGACAGATACAAGACGCTGGTGACAGATACATGATTGAGTTAGGTGAAGCAAGGGTATTGCTTTGCACCTACCAAGTGACCAAGCAAAAAGTTCTGACTCAGGTCAGGATGGAATGGTTAGAGAAAAAATACGGCACGGGTTCTGTAGCAAGGATTCGTGATTACATGAAGAAACTACAAAACGGAGAACTGGAATGAGCGATAACCTTGGAGGCGCATTTAACCCAAAAAAATTGGCAGTAAATTCACAATCTGAAGAATTGTTTGTAAAACGCTCTTGGACTGGCAAGAAAAAAACTTGTTGGACTTGTCAAAAAGATAAAACAACTTATGGTGGTCATCAAAAAATTTTGGCTGGTTTTTACAAGTTTGTTTGCAAAGATTGCCTTGATTTGAAAAGCCAACAGGAGAGTAAATGAGATATGCCGCCCGAGTTGACGCAAATCAGGCTCAAATTGTGTCAGCACTTAGAGCCGCTGGCGCTTATGTGTGGGTCATTGGCCTACCTGTTGACCTTTTAGTTGGCTACAACAATCACACATTCTTGGTTGAAATCAAAGATGGCCCTACAAAGCGTTTAACAAGCCTACAGCAAGACTTTTTTGCAAAGTGGACTGGAGGTACGCTATGCCGCATTGACGGCCCTGAAGCGGCTTTACGCATGATTGGGGTTATATGACACCAAGCCTTAGATCAGACCAGCAAAACAAACTGATGCACAGCATCATTGGTCAGATTGCCAAGCAAGCAACATTGCACGGTAGCCGCTGGAACGCAGAGAGTTTTAAGCGATTCCTGATTGACCAATGGGCGCATGAAAGCGGAGAAATGTCTAGCATCAGCAAAGTCATGCCAAGCATTGACGGTGAACGTGTTGTACAGCTAGGCCATCAAAGCAGACGGTTTACCAAAGAGCAAGCGATTAGTTTTACTGAGTGGTTGTTGTATTGGGCCAACACTAACGGAGTCACGATTGACCAACCAAGAGAAGAAGCATAAACAAGCCGTAGCAAGCCTTGGCTGTGCGCTGTGCCATCACCTTTACGGTGAGCATGACCCAGCTCCTGTGGAACTTCATCACCTCAGAGCAGGGGGATGGGGCAAAGGTAGCTACCTAACTTTGATGGGCCTATGCTACGAACATCATCGTGGCAATAAGGGTATTCACGGATTGGGAACAAAAGGCTTTGTGGAATATTATGGAGTCACTCAGCAAGAACTGCTTGAGTGGACACTAAACAAGATAGGAACATGACATGACTGAAGAAGAATTTTTAAAGCAAATTCCAGCTTTTCCTAGTGGTCAATACCAATTAGGCATGACTTTGCGCGATTACTTTGCAGC